ATGCTCTTTTATCAAATGTCAACTTTATTCGTAATTATTTATTTGTGGGTGAAATGAAAGCGAAAATACTTGATTTTCTGAATTTTTTGATATATATTATATAATATATATAATTAATAGGATTATCGAGGTTTTGAGGTTTTGGGGTTAATATGCCAGAAATGTATTTGAAGAGTATCATGAATGCCGATCTATTGAGCAAAAGTAAATTTGACAAAAAGGTAATAAAAGGTTGGACTCCTTCCTTTCGTGACAAAATGCGAGCATGGGAAATGTATGCCAAGGGATGTACAGAACAGGACATTGCGCGTACATTAGGTGTACCATTAGTTCATTTCAATAAATTTCGCTTAGAGTTTAAAAGATTCTTTGAACAAATGAAAAGAAGGAGACCACAAGATTTACCAAAAGAATTTAATAGAAATTCAGTGACAGAAGGCAATCCTTTACTAACAGCACAAGCGATAAGATTATTTGCTCTCAGTGGATTTACAAAAAGAAAAATTGCAGAAGTAGCCGGTACTACATATCAATCAGTAACAAATTATTTTACAAGGCATCCCGAATTAGAACAGATTTTTGTCTCATTTAGTGAAGTAGCAGATGCAAAGGTAATTGGTTCATTATTTAGGCGGGCGGTGGGGATGAAAGTCAAGAGAACCAAATTTGCGACGCATGAGGGCAAGATTAAAGATATTAAAGAATACGATGAACAACTTCCTCCCAGTGTTGATGCTGCAATGCATTGGTTAGTTAACAGGAAAAGATGGAAAAAATCAGATAATGCTATATTGACAAGTAATAAAGGTTCAATATTGGAGGCAGTCGAACAGTTAACAAATATTGACAATGAAGAATTAGAGAGGTTAGATAAAGAAAATTCTATTGATTAATTTAAACTATTTATTCTATTTTATTATTTAGGAGGTATATGTCAAATAAACAAACAATTAAAAGCGAACTGTCAAGAAAAGAATTAATTGATGTTATTGGTTCATTACGGACACAATTAGCAGATTGGAGACAAATTGCGGTAAGTATTGCAGCAGATTTGCTGATTATAGATCCAAAAAATGAATTATTTACATGCGAAACTATACAAGAGGAAATGGTGAAACATATCATTGCATTTGTAGCGCAAAAATTAGATCATCAAAAAGAGAAATTATTTGATAGAAGAGAAATAACCGATTTTAAGGTTTTTAAGAATATAAATTTAGATAAAATCCCAAATACTACAGAAACAAATATCACATTAGACGGTATGATTGCCTTATTTGCTGCCTTTAGAACATTGCAAAAAGAATTCATGGTGTATGATAAGGATAGAATTGCAAGTGAAGAAGGAAAGGCAATGATGGATAATCTTGACATAGAGCTAAATAAATTATATACTCATTTCACCGGCAAAGAACCTAAAAAGACAATAATAAACAAATAATGAGTATTGTATCTTTTTACCCTAAGCAGAAATGGTGTATTAATCGAATAATACAACATAGAATTAATTTACTGATTGGCAGTGTACGTTCGGGAAAAACAGTCACTGCCAATCATGCATTTATCAAGTTGTTTCCTAATGTAAATAAAGATGGGGATATTTTCTTAATTGGTAAATCATTAGGTAGTTTAGAAAGAAACGTTATTACTCCTTTACAAGTTGCACTTGGTGATGATTTTTCTTTTTCTCGGTATAAATCTCAAGCTCACTTATGGGATAGAAATATACATTGTTTTGGTGCAAATGATGAAAAAGCAAAAGATGCAATCCAGGGAGCAACTTGTGCCTTTGCATATGGTGATGAAGTTACTTTATGGCCACAATCTTTTTTTAAGATGCTTGATTCTCGTTTATCACCTAAAGGTGCTCTATTTGTTGGCACTTCAAATACTGACAGTCCTTATCATTGGTTAAAAACAGACTACATTGACAGAAAAGAAAAAGGTGTTGATGTTCGTGTATTCAACTTTTATTTACATGATAATAGTAAAGCAAGTGGGGGATTTCTCGAAGATTCATATATTCAAAATATATCAACAAACTATACAGGGCTTTGGTATAAACGATATATCGAAAATAAATGGTGCGTTGCAGAAGGAGCAATTTATGATTTCTTCGACGATGATACTCATGTAATTTCTCATCCTCCTGCTATAGCAGATTGGTACGACGTGACAATTGATTATGGGACAAATAACCCCACTGTATTTTTATTAGTTGGTACTACCACAAAGCAAGTACGTCCATTTGTATGGGCGGAACAGGAATATTATTATAATTCTGTCAAGGAAGAAAGACAGAAAACAGATTCTGAGTATGCAAAGGATCTTGTTTACTTTTTAGCTCCGTTTACATCTAATATTGATCCCATAATAGAATATAGATTTGGAATGGAAGAATTATTAAGATTGAAAAGTGAACGAATACGTGATATTCCACTTGTAAATATTATTATTGACCCATCGGCAGCGAGTTTTGCACTTGAATTACAAAGGTGGGGATTTACAGGAATAATCGATGCTGATAATTCTGTTTTGGACGGAATTAGAACAACAGCAAGAATGTTAAAAAGTAGACAAGTTGCAATTTGTCAAGGATGCAAGAATTTAATACAAGAGATGAAAAGTTATCTATGGGACAAAAAAGCGCAATTAATGGGAGAAGATAGACCAATTAAAAAATTTGATCATGCTCCAGATGCATTTCGTTATAAACTACATACAACATATGGGAATTTAAATTTTTAATATAAGGAGTTTTTGATGAATAAGCGTACTCTATTGAAAAGCGTTAATGACGTAAAGAATACTAATCAAGCATTTAAATTAAAATCGGAAATGAAAGCTATGCTTAACCATATGGAAAATTTACATGATGCATGGCAAAATATAAATACTGGTGCTGGAATAATGGGAAAAGATCGAAAAGCTGATACTATATTCAATTTACATAATGCGCCAAGTAGAGAAGAGTTAGCAGCGCTTTACAGATTAGATGGATTGACACGTAAAGTAATTAATTCCCCCATTAAGTCAATGATAAAGAATTGGATTTACATTAGTGGGGATGAAGATAATCTAATACAGAAAGAACTAAGAAGGCTAAAAGCAAAAAGCGCAATAAGTGAAGTCTTGCGCTGGCAGGATGTTTTCGGCGGTGGTGTTATTGTAATGGTGATAGACGACTCAATAGGAAGTGTAATACCAGAACAAGGAGTATTTTCTGATAAGAACCCATTTATGAAACCATTAAATATAAATAATATCCGAAAAGTAAATCTATTAAAAGTTTATGAAAAAGACGAGATCGTTGCAGAGAAAACCTATTCTGTCAACGATAGTATTGATAAAGCAGGAATGCCAGAAATATATCGAATTTCTCCCATGACAGGGGGTTCTCCTTTCTCAGTGCATGAGTCAAGATGTTTAGTTTTTGATGGGGAAGAAATTACAAGTGATGTACGGGCTAACAATAACGGGTGGGGTGATTCTCGTTTGACAAGTATCTATGATAGATTAAGAGGAGTCTCAGAAGGTTACTCAAATTTAGAGCGCGTAATTGAGGAGTTTATTATCGGTGTATGGAAAAAACCGAATATGCGGGCAATAGTAGCTTCAGGTAGAAAACAACTTGTACAAGATGAAATGAATCTCTTCGATATGGCCAGGCACATACTAAATACGGTAATGATTGACGATAAGGAAAGCTACGATCGGCTTACTGCAACAGTAAACGGATTATCTGATATAATGACAAAATTAGAAATATCATTCGCTGGTGTTGTGGATATGCCAGTTTCTATACTATTTGGTGATTCTGCAAAAGGGTTAAATGCATCGGGCAGTGATAATCAACAGATGCTAAATTACTATGAATCTCTTGCAGCGAGACAAGAAGATGAAATGAGAGAACCTCTAGAATATCTTTGTTATCTCATTATGTTAAGTAAAGAAGGATTGACAAAAGGGCAATTGATAGATGAGTGGGAATTGGAATTCAATCCAATAGCTACACCGACTTTAAACGAAACACTGGACGCACAAGAAAAGCAGGCAAGAATTGATAAAATATACTGGGATATGGGAGCATTGACAGAACAGGTGATTAAAGAGAATAGATTCGGCGGTGAAGAGTATTCTTTTAAAACTGATTTGACTTTAGTAGAAAACAATTCCGAAACAGAACAAGAATTAGAACAAGAACCAGAAGATATGGAGAACTAATTATGAATTTTCAACGAAAATATGCAGAAAGCGCAATAATTAATTTTTGTTTATTTGATGCTTTAGATACAAAGAGTTTTAAAGATTCTGTGAGCTTTACTATTGGGCAAGTCAAGATTATGAAAGATGAGGGATCTTTTGTAAACACGACTAATCTTCCTACTGCAAACGGTTTGGTATATTCTATTACATTGACAGCTACGGAATTGACTGCAAAACGAATTGTATTAACTATTGTTAATTCTAATGTAGTTAGTGCTCTGATAGTAATTGAAACATATGGGAATACTAATGCAATGCATTGCTTTAATCTTGATTATGATTTTAGTGCTAATACAGAAGAGTTAAAGCTCAAAAAATTAGGTATAAAAACCATTACAGGCGTTGCGCTTGACATTGAAAATACAGATCCGACCGAATCTCTTCCAGCGATGTTTATTCATGGAGGAAGTGGTTTACAAATAAATTCTACACATGGGTATGGAAGAGCTATTCGTGTAGATAGTGCTCAAAATACTGCGATAGAAATCAGTAATGTCAATCAACCCGCTATTGTAGTAACATCTAACGATAGCAATGCCATCTATATGTCCTCCATAGAGGAGGCTTGTGTTTATCTGGATTCATTTAGCGGAAATGTGATATTACTGGAAAATTATATTGGTAATGCAGATGGAATTAAAATAAACGCACAAGGCAATGCAATAAATTTATTGTCAGAAACAGCAGACGCGCTTAAATGTACAGGAAATCTCACACAAAAGGACATTAGGGCAAGAGAATTAGTTGGAGGAACATTAGAACCTGTGACATTGTCCGATAATGAGACAAATAATGAAATTATTTCAAAATCTCTACTGGAAAGTTTAGTAGACGGTATGCCATTACAAACAGTTTTCGAGTTATTATTATGTATGGTTAACGGAAAATTTATTATGGATAAGGATACGGGA